AGCAGGTAAGTTTGTTGCGAAGTACAATAAGCTACCTAACACTGAAGCTTTTAAAATTGAACTCGATGGTGCTGATAAATTAAATGATGAACAATATAATTTGGCTATGGATATTGTACCACAATTGTTTTCCAATGAAAAGGTAGATGATAAATGGTTACTGGACACTACGGAAAAGTGGTGTCAAGATCGAGCAATATATCTTGCAATAATGGAATCCATATCCATTATTGATGGAAAGCACGAACAATTAACTAAAGGTGCTTTACCTGATTTATTGACTAAAGCTTTAGGTGTTGGCTTTGATTTACAAGTCGGTCATGATTACGTAGAAAATGCTGAAGATAGATTTAAATTTTATCATACTGAAGAAGATAGATTGCCATTTGATTTAGAATACTTTAATACTATTACAAAAGGTGGTGTACCACGTAAAACATTAAATATTGCGCTGGCTGGCACTGGTGTCGGTAAGTCTTTGTTTATGTGCCATGTAGCTGCATCATCTTTAGTACAAGGTCAAAACGTATTATACATTACTATGGAAATGGCTGAAGAAAGAATAGCCGAAAGAATAGATGCTAACTTACTTGATGTACCTATTGATCAACTCGATAAGATATCTAAAGACAGGTTTTCACTGATGGTTAGTAACATTGCAAAGAAAACTACTGGTAAATTGATCATTAAAGAATATCCTACTGGTTCAGCACATTCTGGTCACTTTAGAGCATTACTTAATGAACTGAAATTAAAAAGACAATTTGAACCAGATCTTATCTTTATTGATTATTTAAATATATGTTCAAGTTCAAGAATGAAAGCAATGGGAGGATCAATCAATTCATACACTTACATTAAAGCAATTGCTGAAGAGTTACGTGGCCTTGCGGTCGAGTTCAACGTACCGATCTTCTCTGCAACGCAAACGACTCGTTCTGGTTATTCTAACTCGGATGTTGGGCTGGAAGATACAAGTGAATCTTTTGGATTACCCGCAACAGCGGACTTGATGTTTGCATTAATATCCACCGAAGAACTTGAACAACAAGGTCAGTTCATGGTAAAGCAATTAAAGAATAGATATAATGATCCAACAATGCATAAAAGATTTGTAATTGGTGTTGATAGATCTAAAATGAGATTATACGATGTTGAAGAAAATGAACAAACATTAACCGATGATACACCAGTATTTGATAACACTACTACTGGTCAAAGATTTAAGGATTTTAAGTTATGATAAAAAATTTAATGTATATAACTATAATAGTATTGTGCTTGTTTTTAAATATTGCTCTTGCATTAGCAGGCGAATGGAATGACAAACCAGTTATGTGTGAACAAAAAGAAGTTGCACTTAATGCAGTAAAAGCTAAAGGAGAAATTCCTATGTTTACTGCAGTACAAAGCACAAAAGTTCGAGATAATGATGGACTGTCGGATATACCAGCACACGTACCATTACAGATATTTGTAAATTTAAAAACAAAAACGTTTAGTATACTTGAATTCCATCCTTCATATAACAGCATATGCGTTATTGGGTATGGTGATGACTGGAATCAATTAGGAGATAAAAGTTGAAAGCAAGACTTATAAGTTATTCGCAACCTACAGACATTATTGGATTAGAGAATGTACAAGATCTTATAGCATACTGTGCTAGAGTTTCTAATCCGTCTGGTCAAGAAAACACAGCAACAAATGAAAAACTTTTAAAATATTTGATTAAACACCAGCATTGGTCTCCATTTGAAATGGCAAGTGCCTGTATTGAAATCAATACTACAAGAGATATAGCAAGACAAATACTCAGGCATAGAAGTTTTAGTTTTCAAGAGTTTAGTCAAAGATATGCAAATCCAGTAAAGGAGTTAGAATTTGTTACTAGAGAAGCGAGAATGCAAGATGATAAGAATAGACAAAGTAGTGTCGAAGTTGATGACGAAAATTTCCAACTCGATTGGAAAAGAGAACAACAAAGAGTTATCTGGATGTGTAGGCAAGTCTACAATGCTGCAATCAAAAAAGGAATTGCAAAAGAAGTTGCCAGAGCAGTTTTACCAGAAGGATTAACTACATCTAGATTATATATGAATGGATCTATAAGAAGTTGGATTCATTTCATAGAATTAAGATCTTCTAACGGTACACAGAAAGAATGTAGTGAAGTTGCTATAGCATGCGCTAAAGCAATATCAAAAATATTTCCAATGGAGGATTTGATAAAATGACAGTAACATATATGACAGATGGTTCTCCTAAATCTTGGGATAAGAAATTAAGAGTTTACGAAGTAACTTACCCCAGTGGTCAAAAAGTAATGTGGAAAAACATTACTGCTCGTGATTGCTTAACTAAATATGAAGGCCACAACTCTATGTATGAATATAAGTGTCAACTAAGAGAGTTAGGTGGTAAAGAATTAGCATTGGTTAAGATAAATGACAAATAGGTATACACAAGACATGACTGGAACCGGAGATCATATTGAAACGAATGAGCCAGAACGATACTATGATTGGATGCAATGGCGTATAAAAAAAGAAGAAAATAAAGAAGCTAATAGACTTTATTACGCAGTCAAAGGACACCTAATACCTGACAGCTGGAGCCAAAAAGACATAGACAGAATGCATCGTCAATATGTTAAAAGACTCTGGGGTAATAATGAAAGATTAGAGTATACCGAAGAACCTTTTGAAAAGATATGGAATGAAACGTATAGATAGCCTAGCTCTTGCATCGGTATATACATTAGGTCATATTATAATTTCTATGACAGTTGTAAGCATAATGACAGGTGCAAGTTTATGGGAAGCTGGATCAGTGGCTCTGATAGAGCCGGCAATAAATGGCATATGGTTATATGTACTACATTCTGTATGGAAAAAAAATTACATTTAAATGCATTTTTTCCTTTACATTACGATAAAAGTATGGTATAATATATCTATTAAAATCAAAAAAGCGGAGAAACTTTATATGTCTAAACCAATCAGTACTAAAAACTTAAAAGAATTAATCCTTAGGTCAGATAAACCATTGATTAAAATTCAACTTTTACTAAGAACTCTTCCAGAGCATATTAGAAGAGAAACCTTAAGAGAAGATTATAATATGAAGATCATAAAAGATCTCGCTAATAAGTACACAATGGTTCAAAAACTATCTGAGGAGATTATATAATGGGAATACACATTGGAAAGCACGAAAGATCAACATCATGGATTGGTAGGTTTGATCCTAAAGATCCAAGAGATATGGCTGAATATGAAATGGTTAAGTCTATTGTAAGAGCATGCAATTCTAGTAAAACTAAATTTAGAGTTGAAAAGAAAGGTAGAAAACCAACCAATGGTTTTAATTACTTTGGCGATCCTAAAGGTGGTATGAAGAATGCTACACTATGGGATGTATATGTTTATAAAAGAACATACGATTATTATAATAACAAAAGGATTGGCTAATGATTATAGTTGACTACAGTGGTATTGCACTAGCAAGTATCATAATCAATAAAACATTTGATGAACAAATGATTCGTCATATGATATTGAATTCTCTTAGAATGTATCATAAAAGATACCGTGAAGAATTCGGTGAAATGGTTCTTGCTGTAGATGCTGCAAACAACTGGCGTAGGAAAGCATTTCCACAATACAAAGCTAATCGTAAAAAAGATAGAGGTACTTCATCTTTTGATTGGGATGAAGCATTTCGTATTCTAAATCTTATACGAGAAGAAATCGGAGAAAACTTTCCATACAAAGTTATTAAGATAGATGGTTGTGAAGCCGATGATGTTATCGGTACATTAGTCATTAAGAAATCACGTGTTGATTTTAATCCAGAAAAAATCATGATTGTATCTTCTGATAGAGACTTTGTACAACTACAAAGATTTAAAAATGTCAGACAGTTCTCACCAATACTTAAGAAAGAAATTGTAGAAAAGAATGCTAGGTACTTCTTACTTAATCATATTATTCGTGGTGATAAAGGCGATGGTGTACCAAACATTTTATCTAATGACGATACATTTGTAGAAGGTTTCAGGCAAACACCTATGTCTCAAAAGAAAGTAGAAGATATTATGGAAGATCTTGAACAAGGTGAATTACTTTATGCTGCATCATGGTATCGTAACTATTGTAGGAATGAAAAATTAATTGCTCTTAGCGAAACACCACCCGAGCTCAAACAACAAATTATAAATAACTATGAGGATCAAAATCCTTTAGAAAATAAAAGTAAAGTATTTCACTACTTAGTTACTAAGAGGTGTAATCAATTGATTGAAAGTGTACAGGAGTTTATTTAATGATTAAATATGTTTTTGAAATATTAGAAGAAGTTGGCAAACAACGAACTCGTGAAGAAAAAGTCAAGATTTTAAAAGAAAACGAATCATGGGCTTTAAAGGATGTCATACGCGGCACGATGGACGATAAGGTACAATGGAATCTTCCTATTGGTAGACCTCCATACACTCCTTCACCAGCTCATCACCACCCAGCAAATCTGTTTAGAGAAAATACAAAGTTTAAATATTTTGTAAAAGGTGGTCAAGGTGATAAGATGCCAAAATACAAAAGAGAACAAATCTTTATTGGTATATTAGAAGGTGTACATCCTGAAGATGCTAAAGTTGTTTTGTCAATGATTAACAAAGAAAAACTTAAAGGTATCACAGAACCTGTAGTAAAGGAGGCATTCCCTAATTTACTATAATATCAACGAAAGGTAACACATGTTGCAACAACTTGAACGTTTACGTAAAGACTCTAATGAATTACAAATTTATGCATTAAAACTTAAAAAGCGAGGTAAGTTAAACAAGATGAATAGAATTTTAGAAAAAAGAAATTTCTTAGAAACCCAAATCAAGTTGATAAATCCGGAGGTAAGACTTTCTACTTAAAGAAAAAATTAATCCTTTACAAACAGTGAAATTTATGATATAATCTATATTATTTGAAGGTGACAATATGAATATTTTTATACTTGACAAAAATCCAATTACAGCTGCACAGATGTTGTGTGACAGACATGTTCCAAAAATGATTGTGGAATCAGGTCAAATGCTAAGTACTGCACATAGGTTGCTGGACGGCATACCAGAAAAGCGTAGGTCTAAATCTGGTAAGACCATTCAAACATACTTCTCTTTTGG